TCTGGATGTTGCAGGTACTCCTACAGTAGATCCTGAAGCATTCATGACTCCTGATGTTTCATACTTCGAAGCTCCCCCAACTAACACACTATTCCCACCTATTGAAGCTCCTCCAATAGTTCCTGAGCTACCCTATGTAGCACCTGAGCTTCCTTATGTAGCTCCTGAGTTACCTTATATCGCTCCTGAGCTGCCCTACATAGCTCCTGAGTCTTTTATGACTCCAGAGCTTCCTTATGTAGCTCCTGAGTTACCTTATGTAGCTCCTCCAACTGATACCTTTTTACCTGCTATTGAAGCTCCTCCGATAGATGTAACGCTACCTCCAATTACAGAAGCTCCAGTTGTCGCTGAAGCTCCGATAGCAACAATACCTGACTATATTGAGCCTGAGTCTTTCATGACTCCACAAGCTCCTATAGAAGTACCTCAAGCTCCTATTGTCACTGAGGTTCCTGTAGTCACTGAAGCTCCTGTATCAGTAGTAGATAACATCCCTGAGATGATTATTACACCTACTCCTGAACCTGTAGTTACACCTGATGTTGTTGCTGCTAATCCTCCTGCTTTAACTCTTGCAGACCTAGGTATTGATTACTCTTTAAACAATGGTACTCTAATGAAGCCATTGACTGACATGGGTGGCGCTCAAGGTGTACAGCCGGGTACTTCAGCTAACTTACCTGACATGGGTGGTGGACAAGGATTAACTATTAATGTAGGTGCTCCATCTACAACTCTAGCAGATGCTATAGCTACTCTTGGAGGTGTTAACCCAGCTCCTTTACCTGACATGGGTGGCGCTCAAGGTTTGACATATCAGACGCCTACAGGCTTAGTGACTGAGGGTGGTCTGTTAGCTACAGGTATTGCAGGTACAGCTCCTGCAGTATTAGGCGAGACAGGTATTAATACAGCTACTAATATTGGTTCTAACATTGGTACTGAGTTAGCTAAGATTAACACAGGTATTACTGAGCCTACACCGTTACCTCCAGCTAGTACTAATCCTTTAAGCAACCTTACACCATCACAAATAGCTAACATCCTTAAAGGTGCTGCAGGTTTGTTTGGTGCTGTCAATGCTTCTAATATGACTGGCGGTGGAGGTTCTCCAATGAATGTAGGTGCTTTACCTACACAGGGTATTCCTCTGAATAGTCAAGATTATTTCAACGCTATTCAACAGAACTATAACTCGTTACTACCTGCACTGCCTAGGGATGTTGCTACACCCCTTGCAAACTGGTATAACTCTCAATATGGGGCTTAACTAATGTCAATTTATCGAGGCCCGGGAGGTGCTGGTGATGCTACGAATGATGCTAGTAGTCAAGCTTCTTTAGTAGCTCAAAAAGCTGCCGAAGCTACAGCTTCAGCTACTGCGTCTGCATCTTCAGCGACTGCAGCTGCTAGTTCAGCATCCTCAGCAAGTACCTCAGCCAGTTCTGCAAGTACCTCAGCTACTAATGCAGCTTCAGCTAAGACAGCTGCTGAGTCAGCCCGTGATGCAACACTGAACTTTGGTAATACTCTTCAGGTTGCAATTAATACGTTAACAGCTGGTGCTTCAGCAACTGTATCCTACAACTCTGCTACACCTTTAATTACCTTTGGTATTCCTCGTGGTGATGTAGGTGCTACAGGCAGTACAGGCGCTACAGGTGCAACGGGAGCTACAGGTTCAGCAGGTACTAATGGAACTAACGGAACCAATGGTACTAACGGTACGAATGGCTCTGATGGCGCTGCAGCTACTATCTCCGTAGGCACTGTATCAACAGGCGCTGCAGGTTCCTCAGTAAGTATTACCAACGCTGGTACAACAAGCGCAGCAGTCTTTAACTTTGCAATTCCTAAGGGCGATACAGGTGCTACGGGAGCCACTGGAGCTACAGGCCCTACAGGAGCCACCGGAGCTACAGGTGCAACTGGCGCTGCAGGATCTAACGGTACTAACGGTACTAACGGAACAAATGGAGCTGCAGCGACCATTGCTGTAGGAACAACTACTACAGGGGCTGCTGGGACTTCAGCATCAGTTACTAATTCAGGAACTTCTAGTGCTGCAACCTTTAACTTCACTATTCCGCAAGGTGCTACAGGAGCTACAGGAGCCACTGGAGCAACCGGAGCAGCTGGCGCTGGGGTAGCTGCTGGAGGAACTTCAGGACAGTTCTTACTTAAGAATTCAAGCACCGATTACGATACATCATGGACAAGCACAATTAACGGAGGCACATTTTAAATGGCTACACTTATTACAAAAAATAGCAGTACAGCAACGTCTGTACCTTCAGCTGGATCACTGGTACAAGGTGAGTTAGCTGTTAACGTTACAGATAAGAAACTGTACTCTAAGGACTCGGGAGGCGCTGTAGTTAAGCTTGTGGGTGGCTTGGGTAATCAGGAAGCTAACGCTGCAGCTATCACTGGAGGTTCTATCAATGGAACTACAGTGGGAGCTTCTACAGCCTCTACTGGTGCTTTCACTACTTTGTCAGCATCCTCTACAGTATCAGGCACAGGCTTCTCTACTTACCTAGCAAGCCCTCCTGCTATTGGTGGTACTGCGGCTGCGGCTGGTGCATTTACTACTTTAGCGGCTTCAGGTGCTGTAACCCTCTCTGGAGGCACTGCTAACGGAGTAGCCTATTTAAACGGCTCTAAGGTTGTTACAAGCGGTTCTGCGCTTACTTATAACGGAACAAATCTCAGCGTAGATGCGGCTGGAGCAGGGCCAGCTTATTTAGAAGTAAGTCAACGTAGCCGTTTTGGATATGACGGAACTAATGTATTTATCTCTGATGCTGGTACTGGAAAAGATATTGTCTTTACACGCATCTCAGAACAAATGCGCCTAACCAGCACAGGTCTGGGTATTGGTACAAGTTCGTTTTCAAACGCAAAACTTGTTGTAAGCGGAACAAGCGCAGGAACTGTTGGCGCAATCATGTCTGTTGATACAGCAAGCACAACATCGTTCTTACGAATGGTTGCTGATTTAGGCTCTCAAAACCTTATCAACTGGCAAGACGGTACAGCACTTCGGTTTGCAACATCTACGCAAGCCTATGGCACGTTCAATGAGCGTATGCGCCTCGACTCCTCAGGCAATCTAGGCTTGGGAGTTACTCCTAGTGCTTGGAGTTATCGTTCTTTATCAGTTGGAACTGCGGGAACGAGTATTTGGCAAACAGGTTCTGATTTTGGATTAAGTTCAAACGCTTATAACAATGGTGGTTGGAAATACAATACTACAGGTGGCGCTTCTTTATACGATTTAGCGGGAAATCAACATATTTGGTACAACGCTCCCTCTGGCACAGCAGGGTCTACCATTACCTTTACTCAGGCGGCTACATTGACTGCGGGTGGTAATTATTTGGTTGGCGATACAAGCGATTATTTGGCTTCTCGTATTTATGCCAAAACAACTACTACAGACAATTCAACCAATGCCTTGTCATTAAGAAACTCAGCCTCCACAGAATTGTTTAGGGTTCGTAGTGATGGATACATATACGCAGGCTTCTATCCTCAAACAACCGCTAGTGCCGCTAACGTAACAATTGCTTCAGGTGGCGATTTGTTGCGTTCTACATCAGCTTTAAAATACAAGCAAGACATTCGTGACATTGAAGAAATGGACATCGATTTGTTACGCCCTGTTCGTTATAAATCAAAGTGTGCAAATGATGACCAAACCAAAGACCATTTGGGCTTAATTGCTGATGAAGCGGCAGAAGCAGGTTTTGAAGAACTTGTTATTCGTGGTGCTGATGGTGAAGTTGAAGGTTTTCAATACGAGCGTTTAACTGTTGTATTGCTTAAAACTGTGCAGTCATTGCGTCAGCGTGTTGCCGCATTGGAGGCTTAATGAATCAAGCATTAGTCGCAGAATACTTTGACCACAAGGATGGTCATTTGTACTGGAAGAAAGTCACGCACCCAAACAAGCAATATCTTGTTGGTCAGGAAGTAGGCTCAATCCATCCTACAGGCTATCGTCATGTCACATGGATGGGTAAGCCACACAAGGTTCACAGATTGATTTTCTTGCTTGAGCATGGTTACTTGCCAAAAGAAATTGACCATATCAATGGTGACAGACAAGACAACCAACTTGAAAACTTGCGTGAAGCCACTAGAAGCGAAAACCAATATAACAAGGGTATGTGCAAGAACAACACATCAGGCTTTCGTGGAGTAAGTTGGCACAATCATAGTAAAGCATGGCTTGTCAGGTTATGCGTCAATGGTAAATCCAAGATTATTGGTTACTTCAAAGACTTGGAATTAGCAGGGCTTGTCGCTGATGAAGCACGAGCATTACATCACGGCAAATTTGCCAAACAGTTTTAAAGGAAACTAAAATGACTACTACTTGGAAAATCTCAACCCTTGATCGTGACGTAGCAACAGGCTTTGTCACTACCGCCCATTGGCAAGTTACAGCAGTAGACGGAGAACACTCTGCCTCTGCCTACGCTACTTGCTCATGGGCTGATGGAACTCCTGCCATCGCCTACACAAACCTCACAGAAGCTACTGTTCTAGGTTGGGTGTGGGAATCAGTAGATAAGACAGCTACAGAGGCTTCTTTGGCGGCTCAGATTGCTTTGCTGAAGAATCCTGTTAAGGCTACTGGTACTCCTTGGAGTGTTTAAGTAGGCTATGGACAATAAAGAAGTTACTCATGAGCATATCTATGAGCGTCTGTTAGCTGTTGAAGCTAAGGTAGACAACATAGAGAAGAATACAGAGGATGTAATCAAAGCTTTCAATGCTGCCTCAGGTGCTTTTATGGTACTTGAGTGGATCGCTAAAGCTGTTAAACCTATCATCGTTATAGGTGCTTTCTTCGGAGCTATTTGGTTAGCTATTGATAATAAACTACACGGGAGTTAAAAGTATATGAATGGTATGCCAACAAGAGGACAGCGTACAGCTAAGAACAAGACAACTAAGGTTATGAGGGAGTACAAAGAAGGTACTCTACATAGCGGTAAGGGTGGCCCTGTAGTGAAGTCTCGTAAACAAGCTATTGCAATTGCTTTGAGTGAAGCTAATATGGCTAAGAGCAAGAAGCCTTCTAAGAATAAGTAAAGGACATACAAATGGCTACGTATTTAGACGTTGTGAACAATGTGCTCAGACGCTTGCGTGAGCCTGTTGTATCCTCTGTAACAGATACAGACTACTCAGCCATGCTGGGAGTATTTGTTAATGATGCTAAGCGTGAGGTAGAGGATGCCTATGATTGGAATGCTCTATCTGACACTCTAACAGCTACCACTACAGCTAACGTATTCAACTATGTTCTAGTAGGATCTCGTACACGTTTCCGTACTATTGATGTCTTTAATGAGACTAAAGAGTTGGAGATGTCCTACAGAAGTACAGCATGGATGAATAGACAATTCATTATTGTAGATCAGCAGAAGGGTGAACCTACATACTACAACTTCAATGGTGTAGACAGTAACGGTGATACTCAAGTGGATGTATATCCAGTACCTGACGGTGTATATGATCTAAGGTTTAACTTGACTATCCCTCAGGCTGATCTGGTTAACGACAATGATCGTATCTTAGTTCCTTCACATATTGTAGCTATGTTAGCCCACTCTAAAGCTATTGCTGAGCGTGGTGAGGACTCAGGAGTCTTGTCTTCAGAGGCTTATCAGATGTACAGATTAGCTCTTGCTGATGCTGTAGCTATTGAGCGTAATCACTACGATGAAGAGATGACTTGGGATGCTGTTTAAATGTCAGAGCAATTACTAACAACAACTATTCAAGCTCCCGGCTTCATGGGTTTGAACCTTCAGGACTCTTCAGTGAGTCTTGAGAATGGTTACGCCACTGTAGCTACTAACTGTGTAATTGATAAGTTTGGACGTATTGGTGCTCGTAAGGGATGGAGTCCTGCACACTCTCTTCTAGCAGCTTTAACAGGATTTAATGTTAAGGCTATTGGTGAGTTGATTGATAACAGTGGTAACTCCTACATTGTAGCTGCTGGACATAGTAAGTTATTTAAACTGTCAGGATCTACCCTTACAGAGTTAACCTACGGAGGTGGTGGCACAGCCCCTACCATTACAAACGATAACTGGCAGCTGGCTCCGTTGAATGGATGCTTATACATCTACCAAGCTGGGCATGACCCTTTAGTGTTCGATCCTGCAGTCAGTACAACTACTTATAGACGTATCTCTGAGAAGTCAGGTTACTTAGGTACTGTTAAAAGTAACAATTGTGTAATCAGTGCCTACGGTCGTACATGGAGTGCTAATAATAGTACAGACAAGAGTACTGTACAGTTCTCAGACTTACTATCTGGACATATCTTGAATACAGGTACTGCAGGTACTCTGGATGTATCTCAAGTGTGGCCTGCAGGTTCTGATGAGATTATTGCCTTAGCTGCACATAATAACTTCTTGATTATCTTTGGTCGTAGACAAGTATTAGTATATGCCAATGCTACAGATCCTAATAACTTAACACTTTCTGATACAATTACAGGTATTGGCTGCTTTGCTAGGGACTCCGTAGCTAAGACAGGTAGCGATATTGTCTTCCTGTCAGATACTGGTGTTAGATCCTTGATGAGAACTATTCAAGAGAAGTCAGCTCCTATGAGAGAGATTAGCTTGAATGTTAAGGATGCTTTAATAGATGATTTAATTGTTGAGACAGCAGCTGATATTAGATCGGTATATTCAGACAAGGATGCCTTCTATTTATTGTCTCTACCTGCAACTAATACTGTCTATTGTTTTGATATGCGAGGACAGTTACCTAACGGTGCAGCTAAGACTACAACGTGGGATAATATCACTCCTACAGCTTTCTTTTACACCCGTAATAAGGATTTATTGCTAGGACAAGAAAGTTATATCGGTAAATATCAGAATTCACTTGACAACACTAGCACTTATAAGTTAAAATACTATACTAATTACTTTGACTTTGGTTCCCCTACATCATTGAAGATCCTTAAGAAGATTAACATGACCTTTGTAGGTGGTAATGGAGCTGATGTAATTGTTAAGTACGGGTTTGATTTCAGCCCTAGTTATGTATCAAGAGTAGTTGAACTTGGTAATATCTCAATAGCTGAATACGGTGTATCTGAGTATAACATTGGACAATATACAGCTGGTGTTGTCTACGATAATCAGAAGATTAACGCAAGTGGTTCAGGCAACGTAGTACAGCTTGGACTTGAGACAGATATTAATAACTTTGAAATATCATTACAGAAACTAGATTGCTATGTTAAAGCAGGAAGGACACGATAATGTCTAATTATACCAAGGCTACTGACTTTGCAGTGAAGGACTCCCTCGCATCTGGGAACCCTTCAAAGCTTGTTAAAGGCACTGAAATTGATACTGAGTTTAGTGCTATTCAATCAGCAGTTAACTCTAAAGCTGATAAAGCTAATCCTTCTTTCACGGGGACTCTGACAGCAGTGGACATCACTATGTCAGGATCATTTACAGGAACACTTGACGGAGGCACATACTAAATGGCTTTTGATTGGACAGATTTAATTGGCCCTTTGCTGGGCACTGCAGGTAGCGTATACGCCTCTAATCAGGCTGCTAATGCTACCACTAACGCAGCTAATCAAGCTGCACAAGCTGCACAGTTCAGACCTGTAGGAATCACTACAAGGTTTGGTAAGTCAGGCTTCCAGTATGATCCTGCATCAGGTCAACTCACAGGTGCTGGCTATCAAGTAGCTCCTGATGTTGCAGCTATGCGTGAAGGTTTGATGGGCTTGGCAGGTACTGGCTTAAGTCAAGCTCAACAGGCTCAAGCTCAACAGGCAGGCATCACTCAAGCTGGTCAAGGTTTATTTAATCTAGGTCAACAGTATGTAGCTCAGACACCTCAAGGTGCAGCTCAGCAGTTCCTGTCACAGCAACAACAGCTATTGGCTCCCGGTCGTGAACAGCAACTGGCTCAACTGACTAACCAACAGCAACAGCAAGGTCGTTTAGGTTTAGCTACAGGTGCTACTTCAGCTGGCTACATGGGTGGCGCTCAAGGCTTACAAGCTGCTAATCCTCAGATGGCTGCTTACTACAATGCTATGGCTCAGCAGGATGCTCAGTTGGCAGGACAGGCTCAACAGGCTGGACAACAGCAGGTACAGTTCGGTCAAGGCTTGATGACAGGTGGTTTAGGTCTGCAGAATGCTGGTTATGGACTTCAAAGTTCAGCTTTGGCTCCTTATACTAATTATGTTGCAGGTGCTACAGGCTTAGAGAACCAAGGCTTGAATGCTTTGACTCAAGGACTTGGACTGGGTTCATCAGTTACAGCAGCGTCAACAGCTGCAGCTAACATTCAGAATCAAGCAGCTCAGCAAGCAGCTCAACTACAACTAGCGCGTAACAACGCTATTGTAGGTGGTTTATCAGATCCTATTAGTCAGTTGATTGGTAGTCTTACAGGTTCTACAGCTGCTAGATCAGCTAATGCTAACACAGCAATCAATCCGTACTTTAATTCAATTGGATATAGTCCAGATAGAACTGGTTACACAGTTGGCCCAGCTTAAGGAGACATAATGGCAACACCATCAGTACAAGGTTTATTTGGAGGCATGGGTACTCCTGAGGAAATGCAACGACAAGCTGTGGAGCAACAGGCTCGTCAGTTTGCTACCATGTCTCCTCAACAACAGACATCCTATAACATTTTTAAGAACACATCTAATCTAGGTCGTGGCTTAGCAGGTGCTATGGGTGTAGATGTACAAGATCCTGCAATGAAACGGGCTACTAGACTTCGTCAGTTAGCTTCACAGTACGATACCAATACACCTGAAGGTCTGAGACAGATGGCTCAAGCCTTACAAGGTACAGATCCTGAGTTGGGCTTCCAAGTGATGCAACGTGCTCAGGCTTTGGAGTTGGCAGAAGCTAAACTAGGCTCTGAGAAAGCCCTTACAACACAGCGTGAGCGTGAGAAAGAGTCTGCAGATCCTTTCCAGCAATTACTAGCTAAAGGTGTTTACACTCCTGCAAGCCTAGCATTGTACAAAACATCTAAGAATGTAAATGATTTAAAATTCAAAGATAAAGAGTATTCACCTTCAGAGATTCAGACATTACAGGAATATAGAAAGACACTTATTTCACCAGCTCAAGATAAAGAGATTTCAGAGGTAAACGCTGTTATTAAAGCAGCCGGAGAAGGTAAGGGAACTAAGATTGTTAATGAAATCCCCGGTATAAAAGGAACTGGTGATATTGTTAGTCTTCGTCAGAATCTAAACACTACATTGAAGCCATATCGTGATGCTGTTAATGCTGCTGATTCAGCTATAGCATTGGCTGACGATGTTCTTAAGACAAATAACTTTGCTTCCTCTTCGGCCTTATCACGCCAGTTAGCTAAAGCTGTTGGAGAACAACAAATATCTAAAGCTGACGTAGATGCTTTTGGTGGTGATCCTTCGTTAATTGGTATGGTATCAGATGTTGCTTCAAGATTAACAACAGGTACACCCACAGCAGATACAACACGTAGATTAAAACAACTTGCTCAGATTATCAAGAAAAAGAATGAAGCTCTTGAGAAGAATGAGATTGCACAGACACAACGTACAGCTGAATTGTCTGGGCTATATAAACCTGATCAAATTAAAGAGATATTTACACTAAGAGGTAATGCACCAACAGCAGGAACTAAACGTACAACTGCAGGCGGTGTTACCTATTATGTTGAAGAAGGGAAGTAACTTATGAAATACATCATTAACGGTAAACCTGTTATTGTAGACAAAGCATTAACAGACGCTGAGATTGATGAGATTGCAGCTGACTTAGGAGGTTCTAGACCTACAAGCGGCCCTCAAGCTATTCCTACTGGAGGAAACGTTCCAGCTCCTGTAGCTCAGCCTCAGATGTCAGCTGGTGAGCGTATGTTTAACAATGCTTTGATGGGAGCTGCAGCAGTTCCTATTCTAGGTGCAGGTGCTAGAGGAATACAAGCTTTAACACAAGCAACTAAAGCTGCACCTTACACAGCTAACTTGGCTAAAGCATTCTTGCCTCAGTCAGGCCGTGCTTTGGCTGCTGAGGGAACTATTGGAGCTGCCAGCGGTTTAGTTGGTGGAGAAACAGGACAACAGGTTGCTCAGAAGTTTGGAGAACCTTATAGAGCTGCAGGTGAGTTTGCAGGTGGCTTAGGTTCAGGTTTGTTTGCTAACACAGTTACTCGTAATGTTCCTGAGATGGCCTTAGGTGCGTTTAGATCTCAAACTGGTAATATTGTAGATGATGTAGCCAATGCAGCTGGTGGTGTACGTGCTCGTGGTCGCTTAGCTCAAGCTATGGAAGCTAACCCTACACTATCTGATGATCTCTTAAGAGCTAAGGAAATTGAAGCATCTACAGGTGTTAAGTTACCAGTTACAGCTGCATCTAAAGGAGACACAACTCTTGGTGGTTTGGTTACTTCTCAAACATCTAGAGGTGAGAATGCTTCGTTCACAGCTTTCATGGCTAATCAAGAGAAAGAAGCTTTAGAGGCTGTTAAGCAAGCACAACGTAGACTTGCTGGTGATCCTAAGAATGCTGAAGCCCTTGCTGCAGTAGAAGCTAAGAAGGTAGAGCTTGAGAACTTCCGTAGAGAGACAGCTGCTGAGATGCGTTTAGCTAATCAGAATCGAACACTTGAAACTATAGATACACGTATCAAAACACTAACTGAAGATAATTTAAACGTAGCTACAGATAAAGAAGATATTGGTAATCGAATTAGTAGTCTGTTGTCTGCTAAGGAGAAGGCTGTACGTGCTGACTTCTCTAAGAATGTTTATGAACCTTTGTTGAACAAAGCTAAGACAGATGGTGTTGAGATGGAGTCTCAAGTAGCTGCTGTTTTGTGGAACTACATCAAGCAGGAGAAAGCTGGTGATGTGTTTGCTAAGTTCCCCGGATTGACTACACAGGTAGAAAGAGCCTTTGCACCTAAGAAGACACCTACAAGCAGTAAGTTTGCTGAGAAGTATCCTAACCTTGTACGCTCAGCTGAAGGTACTTTTCAGAATGTATCTGTTACTGATGTTGACTCTTTAAAGAGAGCTGTTAACAAGGCTATTGGAGACACACAGGATAGAGATCAATCACGTATCTTGCTTGGTTTTAAAAAGCAACTAGACGAAGCTATTGGCACTATGCCTGAGTCCTTTTCAGTTCCATATAAGCAGGCAGATAAAGACTTTGCAGCTAAGGTAGGAATGCCTTTTAGTGAAGCTGGTGTAGTGTCTGTGGACAGGTCAAGGTTTGTTGAGTCTGTAGTTCCAATGCTTACGAACAAGCCATCAGCTGTACGTCAAGTATTAGCAGCTTCTGATAACTCACCTGAGGCTATCAAGATCATTGAAGATGCTTTCTTGATGCGTATCTCACAGACAGATGGTATTGTTAATAAGAATACACTAGAAGTTAACCCTGCAGCTCTAACATCATTCATTAAGAAGAACAGCGCAGCTATTGATCAAGTACCGGGCTTGAAGGAACGGTTACAAAGCTTATCCAACAATGTTGAGGCTCTTCGTACTAATAGAACACGTATTCTTGATGAACAGAAACAGGCAACAATTGAGAAGTTCTCTAATGTCTGGTCAGAGTCTTATGGCTCTAAAGGTGGCTTTGAAGGCTTTGTGAACAATGCTTTAAAAACTCCTGAAGACATGAATAGGCTTATTCGTATGGCTGGGTCAGACTCTTCATTGCGTAACGGATTAAAGAGCACTATATTAGAGATTGGTTTAAACAGCCCTAATAAAGTAGCCTTCTACACTGATAACGCTAAGGCACTTGACAGCTTGTTTGGTAAGGAACACTCACAAACAGTTAAGGATCTTTTAGAAGGTGCTGAAAGACTTGCACAGTTCCCGTTGCGTAATAAAGTTAATCAGACACTGACACAGCAGACTGGCTTTGAACGTGAGTTTGGTACAGATCCAGCCAAAGCTGCTTCATTGATTCGTCAGCAAGTTCAGAGTACCTTCTATAAAGCATCTACTTTGTTTAGTCGCTTTGTACAGAATAAGGCTACTAAGTCAGAGGCTGCGGAGATACAAGAGTTCTTAAAGAATCCCGGAGCTGTTGCAGACGCTGCTGAGTTATTAAAAGCTTTGAATGATACCTCTGAACAAGGTATTAAAAAGGCTTTGAGTATAGCTGGTAAGTTAGCTAAGAACACAGCTTCAGCAGGTATCTTTGGAGGTCTTGCTCCTGTGATTACAGGTGAGCTTGGATTGAGTGAAAGACAACCAGTGCAGCAGTATGCTGAGTAATCATGAGAAAGCTAATATATGTCCTACTAACACTAGGACTGTTAGCTTCTGCACAGGCTCCTCCCACTAACTGTGCAAGGGAATTCTACCTAATATCTCACTCTATTCATAACCCTGCTGAGAGGCATCAACAACTTCTAAGGATATTGTCGATATACGAATGTACTACTTATGAGTTGAATGATATATGGAATAACCTAGGTAGTTGGGTAGGGTCTGCAGATAGTGCAGAACTAAGACAGAAGCTTATTCACGAACACGCTAAAGCTACTCTGAGGGAGTCTAAGAAATGATAGCCTCCTTACATAAATGGTATCCCTTTGTCTTCCCTGATACACACGATGTAAAGTCAATTGCTTTTGAGAAGAGAGTTGAGAGACTTGAATATGAGTACAGGGAAGCAGTTAAAGCTCAGAAGGTAAGGGATGCTATTGAGGAGCTGGCTTTAGAGTTGTATAACAAAAGAGCTTATCAAACTACTCTAGAGATAGAGACTTTTAATAATACTAGGCACTTTGATAAATACGTATAGTAAGAAGGAGATTAAATATGTTTGCAATAGATGCACTTTTAAATGTAGGTAGTAAGTTAATTGATAAACTTATACCAGACCCTGAACAGAAAGCTAAGGCTCAGTTAGAACTACAAAGGATGGCTCAAGAGGGTGAGTTAGCTAAGATGGCTAATGATACTAAGCTGTATGAGACTGAACAGAATAACCTGACACAGCGTATGCAAGCTGATATGTCATCTGACTCTTGGATGTCTAAGAATATACGTCCATTGACTCTAGTATTTCTTTTAGCAGCTTATTCAGGCTTTGCAATTGCATCTATCTTTGAGTATGAGACTCGTGGTGCTTATGTGGAGCTTCTAGGTCAGTGGGGAATGCTGGTGATGTCCTTCTACTTTGGAGGCCGTACAATGGAGAAGATTGCAGATAGGGTTAAGAGATGACAAATCTAACACCTCACTTTACCTTAGAAGAGTTAACTCATACAGATCACAGACAGTTTGATAACACACCCAATGAACAAGAACTTGAAAACCTTAAGAGACTTGCAGCCTTCCTTGAGGATATTAAAGCAGCCCTCGGAGGAAAACCAGTTATCGTTAACTCAGCTTTTAGAAGTAAGCAAGTCAATGACGCTGTTGGCTCTAAAGATAGTAGCCAGCATCGTAGTGGTTGTGCTGTGGACATCAGAGTACCTCAACTAACACCAGATCAGGTTGTGAGAACTATTATGGATGCTGGTTTACCTTATGATCAACTTATACGTGAGTTTGATAGGTGGACGCATGTTAGTATTCCCAGTAGACCTAATGTGGAGCCTAGAAAGCAAGTACTGATTATCGATAAACAAGGTACTAGAGCATTTGCTTAAGTATACAGTACTAAGGTTTAAGTATCCAATAGAAAAGCCCTTTAGAGTTATTAGCTCTAGAGGGCTTTTTAGTTATTAGTCTAGGATAAACGCTACCGTTATGAATCCTATGTGTAGATAGATCACAGGTACAGGATCCTCAGTCATGATATCATTCTCATCCATGATGAATAGTTGATCAGCTTCTAAGCCAAACACTAGACCAGCTTTAGTTTCAAACTCTAAAGTCATATTTCACAGACTCCAGCCACACAAGCTAACTGTTGAGCACCTTCAACATTGTCGGTACGTTCAATGAACTTATCCCAGTCAATACCTAAAGGCATCTTAGAAACCATGTCGTGATACTCAAACTCATTCATAGACTCATAAGGAGCTTGTCGATATGTACCTCCATCCATAGGTAGGAAGCTCACACCTGTAATCTCATCAAAGTTATTCCACACCCAAGCTCCAACTTCAGGCCACTCAGTCTCATTCACTGAGATTGTAACTGAAGGCTTATGCTCACAGTAGTGACGCTGAAACAACAACCACAGTCTCAAGTGCTTAATAGCATTCAAGTCCTCACGCAGTACAGCACCATTCTCAACTCGCATTGGGAAGCTGAACACCGTAGTACTCTCAGGCTTCATAACACAAGGCTCAGCTGGGAACCCTTGAGCTTTCAAGAAGTCAGTCAGAGGGTCTTTGTTATCAGACCGTACACGACGAATAAAGTACTGACTGTGCTGAGGATGGATGCCACTAGCAGTGCCTGTAAGCTGAGAGACAGTGCCCTCGGGCTTAATTGCAGTAATGGCAGCACTTCGATTAATGCCAATAGCGTCAGCAAACTCAGCGTTAGTATCAATAGCCACATTCTTAAGTCCTTCCAAGATAGCTGGTAATTCAGCGTTATCAGGGTCATTCAACAATACATTATCCAAGATACCTGTCATTGACACACCCAACAAACGCTCATCTTCAGTGTTAGTCTGCCACACCTTACGAAGGTACGGGAAGTGAGTCATCGTAGATTGAAAAGTCCCCAGAATAGTAGCCAAGCGCACCTTATTCCGTAGAGTATCCACACTATCGCTGCTCCGAACAATAACAGAAGACAGATTACAAAATTGATAAGGTCTAAGGATAATCTCACTGCAAGGGTTTGTACCCCACTCTTTACCCAACTCCCTACGTCCATTCTTAGCTGCTTGAAGTTCACTTGCATAACGATTAAAGATACCTCGCTCTCCAGAGTGTGATTCATAGATACTTGACCACTCACGCATGAACTTACCTACATCAGGCTTAACTTCGTAGATTGCACTGTTGTTAGCCAAGGCACGTTGACCATTACCATCCCACCAGTTACCAGCTTTAGCATGAGCCATACGATCATCACTCAAGTCAGACAATGAGATCATAGCCGATCGACGCACTCCACCGACCACCACAACTTCGCCAACTTTGCAGAGGATGTCGTGAGCTTCCAAGCTTGTAAGTTTTCGTCCCGTAGCAAGCTTGAATTTATTAACAACATACTTGAACAAGTCCTCAAGAGGTTGAGGGCCACTGGCACGTCCACCGAAGGTCTTGAGTCGTGCACCTGCAGGTCGTACAGCAGATACGTCCCACTTCGGAATCTCGCCAGCATACAGTAAGGCGATAACTTGTCGTAACGCTTTAGCCCATCCCTCTTTGGAGTCCTTAACATTAATGACAGTACCACTATTGTACAACTCAGTTGGGATCTCAGGTAACTTAGATACATACTTTTGCTCCACACTAAAGCCTACACCAGTTCCGCATAACAGAATATACATAGCCTCATCAAATGCCTTAGGGTCATCGATAGGTAAGTATGAACAGTTATAACCTGCCACATTCTGTCGCTCAAGCGCATCACCAGCTGTCATGATACTACGCATTGAAGGCACTACTTCAAGGTTAGTCACAGCAGCTTGTAACTCAGCACGGAGGTCAGCTGGAATGTCATAGTTATGGTTAGTCTTTAACTGTTTAGTCATGAAGTCGAAGTAACGGGCTGCAGTCTCAGGCCAGTGCTCTCTACGGCCTTTATCATCCAAGTAGCGTGAATATCTGCTTTTACCGATGTACTCTTGGTATGGTGTCATAGTTGTGCTCATTTAGTCTAGTTCCTTTATTAAATATTCTTGTTTCTTTTCAATGATGTCATCAAATCTTTCGACAAGGTCATCACTCTGGAGTCCTAACAGTTCCACGAGTGTGACCTCATCTAAACGTTTGAGAGCCTCTTTCAGTTCTTCAAATGTTATGTTTAACACGTTTATTGATCTCTCTGTCAATATACCACTTAGCCTTCTTAAGGTCTTCAATGGCATCTTTCTTCAAATCACAGCGCCAGATATATTTGATTGCATTACCTAAGTTAAATCCCATGTGCTCAGTAACTTGGATACATTCAATACCTGACGGATGTTCAGTGTAGTGTTTAGGTTTATCTACTGGATTCCACTCTTTATAACCAGCCTCTTCATCTTTACAGTCTACCCATTCTTTAATAGCTTCACTCAGTGGCTTAGAAGCTTCTCGAATGTACATGTTACGAGGAACCCACTTATCATAATTGTTACAACTTCTGCAAGGTGCTACATCACCTTCTAGTTCACTATAAAAGCAAGTTTTACACTCCATATCGTTTCTCCAAGTATTCAATGCTTAAGAACATTTCATCGAAGTGTCCATCCTGTACTTCATTCATCATAAGTAAACCTCTCCAGTGTCTGTTACTTAGTTGATCCATATAAGACTCATCGTGTAGATAATAGGAACCAACGATGATAGCACAAATAGGCTTTCCATCAGCACGTTTTCCATATGCGATTTGTTTACCCTGTTGATGTCCTGCAATACAAGACATATGGAGTTTATTAATAATAGCACTAGCAGCACCGGCAGGTCTACCCATCGCACCAACGGGCCAGTAATGATTAAAGCCAACACCATTAATAAACACAGGGTGTAGAAAACCGTGTACTTCCCAATCTTTCTCATAGTCTAAGTCCTTAGTTGAAATCAAACCCTCTAGAGTTGGATTGTTATTAACAGCTCTATCGATACGATTCTCATGGTTCCCTAGAGTCATCACCATACGAGGCTTGTATACCTTGTGTTTACCTACTTTCTGTGACCTTTGAAGTTCCCTAAGAGGAGCCAGTAACAGCTTCATGGCCTCCTTAGCAGCTTCAACGTCCTTCTTGTAGCGTAAACCTTCAAAGTACTTACTTCCTTTGATGTCGTGGCTACTAAGGCTTGGCATGTCAGCAAAGTCACCTAGATTAACAACTACATCAGGCTTGTAATCGACAATAGCTTTACCAGCCCATGTCAGATGCTCTAGAGGTACGCCTTCTTTAACTTGACAGTCAGGTATCACTAATATCTTCAAGATCAACTCCTTCAACAGTTAGTTTATCACCCCTACGTATGCCAGCTTTGATGGCCTCTAAGATACCAAAGCTCAAGAGTGCTTTAGCTTCTTCGTTAGTAAGGTCAAAACTATATGTAGCATCACCGTTCTCATGTTCTTTAATCAGCTCTACGTTCATTCTCAGCCTCCTTTAAGAACTCTTCAGCATCAGGTCTGTACATGAAGTACTTAAGACATACAGCAATAGCTTTATTGACTTTAAAGTTCTCCAGAACATCTTGAGGATCACTGCTAAAACCACCACTGATAGTGTTTAGGTAAGTCTCTTTAAGAGTCTCAACAGTGATAGCGTCTGCTAAGTCATACCAAGCATTCTTAGCTTCCTGCGAATTCTCAAGTGCTTGTATAAGGTTATTTAACACGTTTAGTTCCTTTCTTAGGTTCATTTAACCATGACACAGGAATATCTTTATCAGCGTACTTGAACCCATGCTTATCACACCACATACCGTATGTTGTCTGACTTAGCTTTGAAAGCTTAGCTTTAGAGTTACTAAAGACAAACCTAATATCTAACTCAGGGTACTGCTCTTGAATCATTAGGTGCTTCTGTCTATCCGCTGTTACAAATCTTCCCTTACTTTCAATGATAATACCATTGTTAAGAAGTACAAAGTCAGGAGTGTACTTTCTAGCCTTGGCAGGTTGAACATAATCAATCACAAGTTTCTCATACTCAAATGGAATACCTAGACTGGTTAAGTTCTCAGCTATCTTGTCTTCTAAGCCAGATCTAAAGCCATGCTTTAAAGCTACTTGTCTAACTGTAAGTGGCTTCCTCTTGTTGCTCATACTACTCTAGTCCTTTGGTACTGATGCAACAAGGCTCCAAAAGCATCTGTGAACTCTTCATCGTGGTTTAGTTTACCCATTGTAAACATAATGGCATGTACTAACTCATGATAGAAGGTCTGTTCAGTAGCTTGAGCATTCATCCCACTGCGAATAGATATGGTCTGCTTCTCAGAATCACACTTACCCATATCATCTAAGTGGTTAACAAGCTCTACTGTCCAGACAGCTCCTGCGAGACTGAAGGTGGTTGCCACATCTGGTTTGGTTTCCTTCTTAGCCATAGGAGCTTACCGTTCTCCAGTACCCTGTCAGTATTGTTGTCATAAGCTTTGATACAAGCTTCATATAGTTCCCTTTCAGTTGTACAATCTTTTAAGATCTTATCAGCCTTTACAGGGCCAATACCTCTGATACCTTCTATGTTATCAACTCTGTCACCTGTCAGTATCTGTTTGTAGAAACTGTACAAGCCTTCAAACTCAGTAACATAGTATTCTTCATCCTTTACAGGATTGTAATGCCAGCCGGGTAACTGATCTAGGTCTTTATCTACATGCACTATCCAGTAGTTACCTTCAGTGGATGCAATACCTACAGCATCGTCAGCCTCCTCACCGTCTGACATCTTAGCACCTAGCTTCATTAGATGTTTACGAAGGGCATCGTAGTGCTTAGGCTTAGCAGCATCCTTACGATTCCCTTTGTAAGGAACTGTGGTAGCTACCTCGAATCTAAAGTTAGTTTTACCTGTAATCCAAGCTCTGTAGTCATCACACTTCAAGCGCATATAGATTATGTCAGTAAACCACTCTGTGAGTCGATTTAGTGCCCACCGTTCCTCTTCGTCCTCATTGGAGAAGCCAACCTTGTATACTAAAAAGTCAGCATCAACGATGGCTTCTACAGGTCTATCCTGTTTAGAGGATGTCATCCGCAGTCTCTTCCTCAGGTGAACCCTCAGGAGAGTAAACTTTCAACTCAGTGATCACCAACTTCTTAATTGATGGTGCAGCACCGAACTTAGCTGACATCTTGTGACGGTAAGAAGAGATAATAGCGTGACACTTAGTACCGTTACCCATCAACTTAATATCGACAGGATTACCATCTTCATCTACAGGTGTAAACAAATAGGTGGACTTAGCAACAATGAAGTTACCCATGCTCTCTTTGTTCTTGATGTTAATGCCCAGCTCTTTAAGCTTCTCGCAAGCTGCATCACTCAAGTTACCAATAGTACATTCGTACTTCTTGTTGTCCTCATTGAACTTAGTGTTAAAGGTGTTCATCCAGTTACTCCAGAAGATCTCACCAGCGACTTTAACGGGTTTAATGTTATCAATACTCATTTCATTTTCCTTTAATGTTTAAGTTTACTCAGCTGTTACAGGGGCTACTTCTTGTTTTGTCTCTTGTGATTGGTACTGCTCCACAAGCTTCTGATGCAATGGGAATGCACCTGACTCTGTAGGAAGCTGTCCAATTACACGAACAATGAAAGCAGCTTCATTAGGTTCAACGTTAAATACCATGATAGTCCTCTTTAATGTAGCTCGTTTGATTGTGGGTGAGCCGTATTACCCATAGCTAGATCTTCTAAGTATACCAATGTTGAAGCCAACACTGTATATACCTCTTCAAGATCTAGATCCTCTCCTATCTTAACCTTGAAAGTGTCTCCTTCAACGTTAAATAGTATCTGATTCTTCTCAATGTGTTTGTCGCCAGTTTGCACCAATTTTATACTCCCCGTCTAGTGGACAACGAAGCTTAAAGTACTCTCCAGCTTCAACAATACTTTTCTTTGCAGCCTCACCTACTATTGTAGCATATTCCTTAGGAACTTCAAGCTGAAATTCATCATGAACATTAGCTACCAGCTTTACAGGCCACTTATTTGCCTTAGTCTTATCGTGAAATAATACTAAAGCTTTCTTCATAACTATCGACCCAGCCCCTTGAAGGAGCGAATTGAGGGCAGCGTGTTCTGACCTGACCCATATCTTACGACCATCAAGCCCCGGTACAAAGCCCTTACCCGCATACTTGCTAACCGTACTTCGAAGACGCTGTAGGGCAGGTGTGTTCTTAAGAAAGGCATCGATGAGCTTCTGTCCCGCCTTAGCATTACCACCGACAATGGAACCAATCTTAGCTGGCCCTGCACCGTATAGGAATGCGTAAATAAAGGTCTTAGCTTGATCCCTCGTTTCAAGGCCTGCAGCTTTCTGGTTCTGTGTGTGAACATCCGTCCCATCTTTAGAGGATCCTTCCGTGACTGTCTTAACATAAGTTTCATCCTTCATGTAATGTGCAAGCATACGAAGCTCAAGGCCACTAGCGTCACAACCAACCAATACGTTATCTGTTTCCACAGTCCAACATTCTCTACATTCTTTTCCATAAATACTACCTGAATTAGGAATCTGTGCCATATTAGGACTACTGTGTGTCATCCTACCAGTTACAGCTCCATTAGTGATAACCTTACCATGCACTCTACCGTCCTTACCTACAGCTTCTAACCAGCTTTCAATCTGAGCTACACGTTTCTGTAGCATCAGGTATTCAGCAATCATCTGAGCCTCAGGAATCTTAGTGACATTAGCCAATACTGTCTCATCGACAATAGGTTGACCCTTCTCAGTAAATTCCTTTGGCTTCCATCCTAACTGCATCAACTTCTCTCCGATCTGTTTTCTACTTCCGGGATTGAAAGTATCAACGGAATCTTGGATGGGTCTTCCATGGGTCTTGTGGAACCTTGGAGTGATGACTGGAGGCCACCTCTCTTGCATCTGTTCATATATTCCTGCCATCTTTCCTTTGATGTCAGCAAGTAAGCAGGTTGCGAAGGGTAAGTCAAGTTTGAAGCCATTACGTTCCTGTTCAGCTATGATAGAAGCTACCTTATGTTCAAGATCAATGCTTTCTTGTGAAAAGCCCTTCTTAGTGAATTCATCATTAAGATGCTTATAAAGATTACAAGTGACCTCAACGTCCCTAATGCAATAATACTCCAGAAGAGCCATGTGAGGAACATTGAAGCACTCACCCTTGTACTCCTCTCGTCTTTCCATTAGCCATGTCCATACCCTTGCATAGTCAATCTTCTTCCTTCCGAGTCTCGTTCCCCAAGCGTCTAAGCTGTGCCCGTTCTCTATTGAGGGATCTAGCAGTCTTGACGCTATCAGTGTATCGTACACTTGGCTCAAGCGAATCTTCGTAGTCCATAGCCTGTTCAATATCGGAAAATCGAAGCCTATCCCGTTGTGGGCTACTATCAACGTAACGTCCCTTAAATACTCCACGAGGTTGTCTGCTGCTTTCCATACCTTAACTTCTCCAGTGTCAATGTCCTTAGTGACTACCATCCAGATCGTGTTGTGATCTAATGTTGTCTCGATGTCTAGCACAATACGTCTCATATTCAGCTTTCAAGTCTTCGTAGTGATGGATGAGTAATTGATACTTATCTTGAAGTTCATAGTACTTCGTTTCTAAGTCAAGCATTCTACCAGCTATCTTATCTAAGTCAATCATTTCTTCATTCCTCGGATGGCGTCAGCCGCTTGTACTGAATAAAATGTTCCTTCACAAGCCTTTGCAGCTTCCTCAAGCACTTGGTTCCGCTGAGATACAGATACATACACCTCATCAAAGAAGTAAGGCTGTCCTGACTTCATAGCGTTCTCACGCTCAATACGATCGAACTCATCGTCTTCGTCTGTGTGAATCATTTCTGTTTCCCTCTATAGTTCAACTCAGTACATTGATACACAGGAGCTTCCTTCCAATTAGGACGATAGGTATACTTAATAGCTACTCCAGCAGATCCTGATACAGTCTCTAAAGTTTGATTCTTCTTAGCCCTATAAGCTCTCTTGTGTGCAGCTTTGATGTCTCTGTTCCTCTGAGCCCATTCACGCTCCTTAATGCGTCTACGATTAGCTCTCTCTTCAATGACTTCTGGAGCAACTCCAATGTCCATCATCCTTTGCATCCACTTAGGTATCGTACCTGTCATTTTGCAGCCTCCAGATATAGACCCACGTTACCTAGTGCATAACCTACAAAGGCTATACCTAAGCCAGTGTTACCTTTAACGAGTAGGTCAATAGCCACAACAGTGTAGACTATTCCTACAATTGCAATTAAGATACTACTCATCTTTAGTCTCCTGTTCACGTTTATCTAACTCTTTATCAAATTCAAAGTCACGCTCTTTATCGCCCTTATCACGACCGAAGATCATATCCCATCGAGCCTCGTACTGTTCCTGAGCTACACTGAAGGGTCTAGGTGTACTTCCTTTGCCTGTCATAACGTATCCTCCTGCATCTCCATCATACGTCCAGTTTCCATGTTGTACTTCAAAGTACATGCTGGGCCTGTATAACCATTGTAGCGATTCTTAGCCACTGCTACCTTAGTCTGGTGTCTCTCATCATCATTCTCAGCCATGCTGTTACGCTCCAATGTAATCACAGCGTCTGACAGCTGAGCAATAGATCCTGATCCTCTGAGCTGAGACAGAGATACTGACTGTCCATCCTCATGACCTGCGTTACCTTGAGGCCTACGAAGATGGCTTACACAGATCAAAGTGATCTCCAACTCTTGAACCAGTGTACGAAGCTTCGTCATCATGTTATCAATGGCCTTGCGTTCATCACCATTGTCCTGACCTGAGATAACAATACTAATGTGATCTAGAAAAATAACTTTGCAGTCACATGCTTTCGCCATATACCTAATACGGTTTGCAATATTATCCACGTCACTGCTGCCAAAATGGTCAAAAAGATAAACCCTATTAGTCCCAAGAGTAGCATCGAAAGCATCTTTAAGTTCCTGTTCATTTGTTGGTGTATCGGGTAAGTGCAACAGCTTATTAGCGTGCAAAGACATAATACTTCTAGCTGTCTTACGAGTTGACTCTTCGAGGAATAATCCTCCAATGTTCCACTTCGTAGTGTTCAGAATGTTAAACAATATTTCACGTAAGAATTGACTCTTACCTAGACCTGAGCCTGCTGTCACAGTCACTAACTCCGAAGGTCTCATACCATAAAGAAGCTTATTCAAGCCCTTCCAAGGGTACATAGCCTCAGCCTTAGCCTCAGGTTTAATAACTTCCTCCCACAGTGATGCAGCATTGATGATCCCATCTGGAATGTAAACCTCAGCTCTCCACCACTCATTGACAAAGTCTTTAGTTCCTCCTGACATGAGATAATCACAAGCATCCTTACAGCCACTTAAATGCTTCATGATCTTAGCCTTCTGTCCGAACAGTTCAGCTACCTCTTTAGCGGCCTTCCTACCCGGTTCATCAGCATCGAAGCAGATAACAATGCTATCGAATGTGTTTAACCACTCGTATTGAGCCTTGCAGTCCTTTAAAGCGGCCTGTGCACCATTTCTGACTGACACTACAGGGTAGAGGCTACCATTCATCTGAAAAGCTGCTAGAGCGTCAAGTTCTCCTTCAGTGATGGTGACTGCTTTGCCACCAGCGTGAAAGAGCTGCTGTCCGAAAAGCCTAGCATTCGTGAATGTTCCAAGAATGCTGAAAGTTTTGTCTGCCACTCGTCTAAGTTTTGCTGCGACAAGTGTTCCGGCATCATCAGTGTAAGGATAAAAGTGCTGTCCATTTTCTTGAGTTACTCCATATTTCTCACAGGTTTGTTGGGTAATACCTCTATCAGGTATCGCTTTAATCTGGCCTTTGATGTCTAGCATCTGAGTTTTCCTCGGTTTAACTGCATCTTGCTTAACTGTGAAGTCATCATATTCATTATCATGGTGAGTTTCATGGCAGTTAAAACAATAGGTATGATTATCATCGTATAAAGCACCAGCATCTGAGCTACCACAGTACTCACAAGGTATGTGCTTTACAAACTTTGAATAAACTTTCTCTTTGCGGACGATGCTAAGCATGTTTTAATGCCTCCCGTAGCCCTTCAATGGTCTTTAGAGCTGTTTTATCGAGGTATCCATAGTAGATGTCACCCCTGAGCTGAAAAGCTGTGAAATCCTCCATCATCGATAAGGTCTCAGCCAATGCCTTCAGACTTGAATCACCCGATAAAGGTACAGACGGGAAAGGCCACGGTTTGTTTGGGTCAATGTCCATTACTTACTCACAATCAGTTTAATTAAAGTTACTATGAAGACAAATATAGCCATCATCATCATGGTGAGACATCATCAGCCGGTAAGACATAACCTTCACCTAAGCGTTTAAGCACAGTTTCAGCTACATCAGCCATTACCTTATCACGACCATTGTTCATGATTAAGTCAGCCATACTGTCAATGACAGACCAATACCAACATTCATACTTAACGACATCAAGTTCATCATCTTCATCATACATCACTTCAATAGACATAAATTATCCTTTCAATGGGTTTATTGTCTAACTTTCATCCACTTTAAAGTTACTTTATAAGTATATTACTTAAATAATACTTATATAGTGTATTTAACTTTAATGAATCATCCTAGGTACTCTGTAGTTACTTTAAAGTAAGGGTAGCATACTTTAAAGATATTGTCAAGTGTTATTTAAAGTCCACTTCCTCCATAGGGTTAATATCATCATTGTCCTCAGCACTGTCGTCAATGTCATCCTCTGAGATTAGGTCTCTCCTATCCTTTGTAGGTAGGTTAGCGTCAGCTTGTACACTTTTAAAGCATTGTTGGCATAGGTCTATAAACACACCAGTCACAGCGTGCTTACGGGTAGCTTCGAAGTCAGTCAATAATCTATCGCAGCATAGGCATTTCATACGTCCTCCCTTACTTCAATCAAGTCCATCTCTTCAGGGTCATAGCCTAGTTCATCATAGACAAGCCCTTCAGCTTCATCCTCATTACTGGCATACACCCATACTGTCTTTGTAGGGCTTACCTGATAACAATATTCATGTTTCATGTGTATTACTTCCTTTTGTATGGTTTAACTGTTGCCCATGCTTGCATGTGCACTGGGTTTCCATCCACATCATAGCAGAGACTGTACATCCCGTCTACATGTTTGAACCATAACATCCCAGCCAATGTCTTAACAGGTGTCTCATTAGGGACATCGTGTAAAGGCTTTGAAGGCTGTTCAATCCAATCTTTTAAGTCAATTTCTGATAACATGGCTACCTACCCCTTAACGTATGTGAAATGAAGGCTTAGAGAGGCCGTATATGGCCTTCAAAGGGCTTTCTAGATCATAGTCAATGGTCTCTTGTTCAACTAACTCCTCTTTGTAGGACTTTAAAGCATCCCATTCAAGCTCAGTCCATTGATTGTCAGACAGTACATCAAAGACACTATTACCTTCATAGACCACATCGGTGAAGTCAACATAATCGTCATCAATGTCAATTTCACATGTGACAGTGACCAAAGCCCTACTATCAGCCAATAGCGTATCAAATTTATAATTAACCATGGTTTACTTTTCCTTCCTAGTTATGACAAGTTTATAAAGGTTAGCGGGTTGACCCTCAAGATTATTATTATCTTCTAACCATTCCTGAGCGAATGATAACTTATTGAAGGTTGCAACTACAATCCCTGAGGATATACTTACGATTTTATACATTATTGAACCCTTTCAACGGTTGCAAGCTTGTTTGTCTGTTGTTTGTAGAATTTAACTTCAAAGTCTGCCTGATCCTCAGAAAAGACAGTATTTATTAGCTTACCTGAATCTTTATCGTATATTTTCCACATCTCTCCACCATCTAAGCGAATCCACTCAGGTAAGTATTCCTGCTTTTTAACGTCAAATATAGACACACTTTCCCAATGTGTCAATTCATCGTCACAGTCAATGACTAGTTCATAATCCCTTGATCCAATTCTTAGGTAGTTATGATTGCGCTCGAAGCTTCCGTGGCCAATGTCTCCACTGGCATATTCCCCGTGCTTAGGAAATAATACATACCAATGATTGCGTTCAAGATCGACAATCAATTCTAGATTGTGTTTATATACTTCAACGTTAAAGTGTTTAATCATTTAATAACCTCTTTGCTCTAATTGCTTCATCGCCTATTGTTTGTGGATCACCTTCAAAGACGGCCTCAATGAGTGCCTTCAAAGCCTGTTTTAATTGTGCACTAGTGACAGCCTTAGGCTTAGCCTTTGCAGGTGCTTCAACATAATCAAGGTCTAATTCCTCCAAGACCTCAGGGCTTGAACTGTCATACATTGCAGGGACATACCAAAGATTGACACATGAGTGACCGCATTCAATCATTCGCTTATTCTCATTGTTCCTGATGTATGCCCTCAAATAAGCCTCAGTGGTCATTGTAGGGTTCCATTGAGGGTATCCCCTGCGCTCTGTCACTGCGCGAGTCTTTGGAGGCTTGTCAATGGCTTGCCGGTATTGCATAGCCCTCTCAGGCTTGCATTTGATTTTGATGCCATGGTGTACAAATTCAATCATGTTACTGTTTCCCTATATAGTACAGATCAACGGCAATTCCAAAGTTCTTCAAGGGCATCATCAAGGCCAATATTGTCAGTGAATGTTGCCTTGCATGAATCAGCCCACCAATAACCTTCCACGGTGTTTATACGTGTGTTAACCCAGATATTAGGCCCACCAAAGGCCACCAGTACACGTGCACCTAAATATTCACCCTTACCATTGACAATATATTCGATGTCTAAAGCATCTTGAAGGTAGTCAAAGGCTGTCATTGACTCACCATTGACATTCAATTCATCTTCATCGAATCCATTGGTGAGAGTGTCAGCAATGTGTTGCACAAAGTTAGTTTCTGTTATCATGGTTTAACCTTTAAAGATTAGGCCGTGGCCTCTCCCTGCAACATTGCAGGCCATAGCATCCTACCATAGGACGCTACAGTCTGCAGAGTCACTTAAGAGACAAGCCTAAGAGTACATTCTCAATCTCTTTGAATTGTGAAGGCTTGATATTGAGCCACTTTGTAGACCTGCCATCGTCTGACTTGATCTGGATTTTAAAGAACTGCCTGTCCTGTACAGGAAATGGGCAGACGTTGATCAGTTCTTGATTGATATAATTGAGAGTTGTTTTATCTAGCATGATAATAACCTTTACTTTGTGAGGACGTCGAAATAAGACAATAAACCCATGCACAGACATAAACCCAGTGCAATTGCAAACAATACATCTAATATTTTATCTTTCATTTTAAACCCCTTTAGCATAGTTACGTAAAGACTTAATATATCCAAGCTTGTCAGACTGAGCTTGAATGTTACCTTGCCAAGCCACCACTACAGTGCCTGACTTCTTAACACCTAAGAAGCGACCTTTATTAGACTTGTCGCCTGCGTAGACCATCTGACCGGCTTGAACGTGTTTGAGAAGGTCTACAGGCACAGACCAAATATTGAACATTGATTGATATTTCATGACATGTATTTCCTTATTCAAATGTTTCATCTACTGATATGTTAGCTTCACGTAAAGCTTTAACGACCGCCTTTGGAAGACACCAGTAACCATCATAATCTACAAGGTCAAGCCTGCCCCCATCTAACATCTCAAACCATAACCCGCCGCCCTCTGAGCCATCTTTGTGATCCCAAGCCCCATACAAAGCCGCTGGGTCAATCTTGACATCCCCGTACTCTGTAGAGTTGCCCCAAGGGTGTAGTGTGATTGTGAAATTGTAGGCCATTATGAATTCTCCTTTATGCCAAATTTGATGATGAAATACTCAGGGAAGGTTTGCGAACGGTAGCAAATGCCATCCTTGATAAGGTCTAAAGCCGCATGCAGTTCTCTAGCACGGCTGTTCAGAACAGTGGCTGAACCGTAGCGAGCGATCCAGTTCAGCAGGTCTCTAGTGGTGTTGTTCAAGTGTCTCTCCTAGTGGTTGACTGGTTGGCTCCTTGCCTTCCATGACTCTATTATGCCATCATGAACCCTGCTGACTGTCACATTGGCGACAAACTACCAATTATTTAACAACTTTAAACCCTAATAGGGTAAACCCTTAGACTACCTGAGACAGAATCGATTAGAGGCCCTCAGAGGCGTTTGAGGGTGTAGTAGTACCTTACCCCTTGCCAAATGTTATCCACACCAGCTTTAGTACTTATCCACAATCTTAACTCTTATATAAGACTTTGCCTGTTAATAACTTATACCCCCGACAGTAGCTTATCCACAGCCTGTTGATAACTTGTGCATAACTATTAACCTTGTACTTTGTAGGGTCTTTAGTGTATAACCTTAGTATTTCAAGGGTCTTTATAGAATAGCCTTAGTACTTCAGAGGGTACTACAAAGCCCCTCACATTGCTAGATCTAAATAGGAATCATTCTCATTTAGACTACTCAGTCTACTTAGTGACTACTCAGTACAGATTGTGACTACAGAGTCCACTTAGTGACTGCTTTGACTATAAAGTGACTGGGGGGTATGCCTGCTTAGCTGTGAATACTATTGTGGGAGCCTACAAAGTACACAAAAAAGTAAAACTAAAGAGATTAATTAGGGACAGATCAAATAGACATAAGTAGTTGATCTACAAAGTAAAACTAACAAGAACTACAAAGTACCTTAAATGCAGTGTAACGATAGTATGAATGCTATGTAAGAATTAGAGTGTAGACTCTAAAGTGAAGATAAAGTAAGAATAAATAAGAAAAGACTTGACAAATAGACAAACATAGTGTATAATATTCTACATAGGATATAATTGTGTTTACTAAGAAGCCTGACCCCACTTCTTAGGTTAACTTCTAAGGCTAATCCGTACACCCTAGTAGGGGAACATAGAAGTTAAATACACTATTAAAGATAATTATTATAAGTTATTACTGTTAATGTTACTTATAAAGTAATTAATATTAATAATACTTATATAAGTACTTATAATATTTATGTCTATGTACTGTTAATGTTAATGTCTTAGTACTCTATAGTACTATATGTTAAAGTCTCCCCTATAGAGGATAAAGACGATGGAAGTAAAAGATGATGTCTCAAGGATTGTGTCTCCTAAACTCCGTGGTAAGGGCAGACCTCCAAAGAGTGATCTACAAGCTGTTAAGAATAGAACTAAGAATAAGGTAGGTAGACCTGTAGGTGATGCAGGAAGGCTTCAAGAGTTTAAGGAGAGGTTATTAGCTACAGGCGGTACTAGGATCCTCGATAAGATGATTCAGATAGCCTTAGATGATGAACACCCCGGACAGATGGCAGCTATCAAGTTAGCTATGGATAGGATCTTACCAGCATCAGTGTTTGATACAGCTAAGAGTGGTGGTAGTATGCCTCAGATCAGTATTAACATTAGTGGACTTAATAGTCCTATGGTTAGTACAAATGATGATGTTATTGACGTATGACAGAACTTAACTTTCAGTTACTTAAATGGCAACAAGAAGTCTTTAAAAACACACATCGCTTTAAGGTAGTTGCAGCTGGTCGTCGATGTGGTAAGTCTAGGTTATCGGCAGTGTCTTTGCTTATTGAAGCACTTAACTGCCCTGAAGGTTCGGCTGTAATGTATATTGCCCCTACTCTGGGACAAGCCCGGTCGATTCTATGGGATCTATTACATGACATTGGAAGACCTGTAATTAAGTCTAGTCACGTTAACAACTTGGAAATAACACTTGTTAATGGTCGTAAGATTCTAGTAAGAGGAGCTGATAACCCTGATTCTTTGCGTGGTGTCTCGCTAACTTATGTGGTTCTTGATGAGTGTGCGTTTATTAAGCAGGACATCTGGGAAAAGGTTATACGAGCATCGCTATCGGACAAAAAAGGTAGGGCTTTATTTATTAGCACCCCGTCTGGTAGAAATTGGTTTTATGACATCTTTAACCTTGGTAAAGAGCAGGATGAAGAGTGGAAGTCATGGCACTTCACAACACAGGATAACGAGACTATTGATCCTAAAGAGATTGAGGCTGCAAAGCGTACATTGAGTTCCTTTGCATTCAAGCAGGAATACCTGTCTAGCTTTGATACCTCAGGTGCTGATGTCTTTAAAGAGGACTGGTTTAAACTATCTGAAGAACCTCAACACGGTAGCTACATTGTAGCCATCGACTTAGCAGGGTTTGAGGAGGTAGGTAAGAATGCTGGGGCATCTAAGAAGAGATTGGATGAGACAGCTATTGCAGTTGTTAAGCTAAAGGACAATGGTGATTGGTGGGTAGATAAGATACAGCACGGTAGGTGGGACATTAGAGAGACTGCTGTAAATATCCTGAAGATCATTAGAGACTACCAACCAACTGCAGTAGGGATTGAGAAAGGTGCATTGAAGAATGCAGTTCTACCGTACCTGACTGACTTGATGAGAAAGAATAATATCTACTCACACATTCAGGACTTAACTCATGGTAACAAGAAGAAAGTAGATAGAGTTGTCTGGAGCTTACAAGGTCGTATGGAACATGGAAGGATCTCCTTCAATGAGTCAGAGGATTGGAGTGAGTTTAAGGATCAACTAATTATGTTTCCCACAGCTGGCGTACATGATGACTTAGTAGATGCTCTAAGTTACATTGACCAACTAGCTATAGCTTCCTATAACAGTGATTATGAAGAGGAAGAGTGGGATGTTTATGACAAGATAGCAGGATATTAAAAGGAACTAACATCATGGCTAATGGTTTGTATGCAAATATTAATGCTAAACGTAAACGTATCGAAGCAGGTTCAGGTGAGAAGATGAACAAGGTAGGCTCTAAAGCTGCCCCGTCTAAGATGGACTTTGTTAACTCAGCTAAGACAGCTAAGAAGCCTACTAAGACTACTAAGAAGATGTACTAACATGAAAGACTCTAGACTTGAAAGAGCTGGTGTAAGTGGCTTTAACAAGCCTAAGAAGACACCTAGTCACCCAACTAAGAGTCACGTTGTAGTGGCTAAAGAGGGTGATCAAGTTAAGACTATTAGGTTTGGACAGCAGGGTGTCTCAGGTAGTCCTGACGGATCAGCTCGTAACGAAGCCTTTAAAGATCGTCACGCTAAGAACATTGCCAAGGGTAAGATGTCAGCGGCTTATTGGGCCAACAAAGTTAAATGGTAATAAGGAACATGTAATATGGATGATATTGGTAAAGACAGTCCCTTTGAGGAACCTACAGAGTCTGAGAAGGAACTAACCTCTTGGATTGTAGACCATACAGATCGTTGGCGTGACCACCGTGATGCTAACTACATTGAACTGTGGGAAGAATACGAGCGTATCTTCCGTGGTCAGTGGTCTTCTGGAGATAGACAACGTGAGTCAGAGCGTTCACGTATCATCTCTCCAGCCTCTCAGCAAGCTGTGGAGACTCGCCACGCTGAGATCATGGAAGCTATCTTTGGTCAGGGTGAGTTCTTTGACATCCAAGATGACGTTAAAGATGTCAACGGTAATCCCTTTGATGTTGAACAAATTAAGATTCAACTTCACGAAGACTTCAAACGAGATAAGATTAAGAAAGCTGTTGACCAGATTGAGTTGATGGCTGAAATATACGGTACAGGTATTGGTGAGATCATCATCAAGACTGAAAAGCAATACATCCCCTCTACTCAAGCTATCCCCGGAATTAGTGGAGCAGCTGCTATTGGTGTTCAAGAGAAGGATCGTGTTGCAGTTAAGATTAAACCTGTCAACCCTAAGAACTTCCTTATTGACCCAAATGCTGATTCCATTGATGATGCCTTAGGTGTTGCCATTGAGAAGTACGTATCCATTCACAAGATTGTTGAAGGTATTGAAAATGGTATCTACAAGAAAGTAGACATTACGCCTCAGTACGATGATTCTACACTTGAAGCTACTCAAGACCTACGTAACTTTGAAGATGATAAAGTTAAGTTGTTAACTTATTACGGATTGGTTCCTCGTGAGTACTTGGAAGACATGGAAGAGGGAGACAGTGAGGTTGAAGACCTGTTCCCTGATGACTCCGTAGCTGATAACCATTCAGACTTGGTAGAAGCTATTATTGTTATTGCTAATGACTCAGTTCTTTTGAAGGCTGAGGCAAATCCTTACATGATGAAGGATCGTCCAGTCATTGCCTACCAAGATGATACAGTACCCGGACGTTTCTGGGGTCGTGGTACGATGGAGAAAGCATACAACATGCAGAAGGCCATTGATGGGCAGCTACGTGCTCACATGGACTCCTTAGCGTTGACTACAGCACCTATGATTGCCATGGATGCTACAAGACTACCTCGTGGTGCTAAGTTTGAGATTAAGCCCGGTAAGGCTATCTTGACCAACGGCGCACCTTCTGAGATCTTGTTCCCCTTCAAGTTCGGTCAAACTGACGGTAACTCAGCAGCTGCAGCGCAGAACTTTGAGCGTATGCTGCTACAGGCTACAGGTACAGTTGACAGCGCAGGTATGCCATCTAACGTACCTCGTGACGCTGGCGCTGGCGGTATGTCCATGGCTATGGCAGGTATCATCAAGAAGTACAAGCGTACCTTGAGTAACTTCCAAGAAGACTTCATGATTCCATTCATTAATAAGGCTGCCTTCCGTTATATGCAGTTTGATAGTGAGCGTTATCCTTCCGTTGACATGGTATTTATCCCAACAGCTACTTTGGGTATCTTGGCACGAGAGTTTGAACAGCAACAGATGATTGGATTGCTGCAGACACTTGGCCCTAATACACCAGTATTGCCTTTGATCCTTAAAGGAATCCTACAGAATAGCTCCTTGTCTAACCGTGGTGAGTTGATGCAGGCTTTAGATCAGATGTCACAGCCTAATCCGCAGGCTCAGCAGGCTGAACAGGCTCAACAAGAGGCTGCAATGCAACTGGCACAGGCTCAGGTAGCAGATCTGCAGTCTAAGGCTCAGAAACAACAAGCTGAAGCCCAGAAAACTATGGTTGAAACTCAGATGATCCCTGAAGAACAGCGTGTAAAGCTAGTTCAAGCTGCATCTACTAACCTAGATAACGGTGGTGACTTTGAGAAGCGACTGAAACTGGCTGACATGATGCTTAAAGAGAAGCAAGTTAACCTCAAAGCTGCTGATATTGCCTCAAATGAGCGTATTGCTACACTTCAAATGATGAATAAGCAACAAAAGATACGATAAGTTAACAAAAGACTTGACAAAGTGTTGTTTTTATGCTACAATAATGCTTATGCAAGTTACTTTATAGAAGGATAAGCCAAATGGCCCCTGATTTACAGAAATATTATGAAGAAACCTTTAATACCATGAGTACTAAGGGTTGGGAGTTCCTCATAGAGGACTTCGAAGAGATTAAGGCTAGTTTAAACAATCTTTCTACTGTCGACGATACACACACATTATTTTATCGTAAAGGACAGCTAGATATTATTGAATTAGTTTTAGGGCGTAAGGCTACGTGTGAGAAGGTATTTGAGGATCTACAAGATGAGTAATCGTCTATATGATTTTATATGCCCTAACGATCATGTAACTGAATCGCTGGTTGATAGCGAATATACCACAGCTAAATGCAAGGTATGTAGTAAGGACGCTATCAGGGTTGTATCCTCCCCAAGGATAAAGCTGGATGGTTGCTCAGGCGATTTCCCTTCAGCTTCCGATAGGTGGGTACAAGTAAGGGCTGAAAAGCTCAGACAAGAAAAGAAACAGAACGCATCTCATGTAGGTGACTAACTCTGAATTCATTTATAACACTCCTAAAACCCGTACAGGGCAGGACGAAAGGTAGGTATGGCTCTCATTGACCAAGAAGAATTGGGACAAAGCGAATTTGATGCAGTAGAAGAACAACAAGCAGCTCGTAGTAATACAGCTCCTGTAGCCCCTCAAGAACCAGTCTCTAATGTTCCCGACAAGTATCGGGGTAAAAGCTTAGAAGACATTGTGACGATGCACCAAGAGGCTGAGAAGCTAATTGGTAGGCAAGCACAAGAGGTAGGTGAAGTTCGACGACTAGCAGATGAGCTTTTGAAACAGCAACTCTCCCAAAAACAAGTACAGCCTACACAAGTAGAGAATGAGATAGACTTTTTTGAAGATCCTCAGTCAGCGATTCGTAAAGCAGTTACAAATCATCCTGATGTATTAGCCGCTAAACAAGCTTCACAACAGCTTAAGCAAATTCAGACACAAGCAATGCTCAATAAGAAGCATCCTGACTTTGCAGACATTGTACGTGATGTTGAGTTTCAAGAATGGGTAAGAGCCTCTCCTATGAGACTTAATATCTATGCAATGGCTGATGCTAATTATGATTTTAATGCAGCTGATGAGTTGGTTTCAACATTTAAACAGATCCGTACGTCTAAGACACAACAGACAACTGATGCCGGAAATGCTGTACGCAAGCAAAACTTGTCAGCAGCAGCTGTAGATGTTGGAGGGACTGGTGAATCATCTAAGAAAGTATATCGTCGTGCCGACCTTATCCGGCTACGTATGACAGACCCTAATCGTTATGAAGCTCTTGAACCTGAAATTCGGGCAGCTTATAACGAAGGACGTGTGAAGTAACTCACACTAAAGGGTTAAATAACTTTTTAAATTAATTAAATTCTTAGGAGAATTAAAAATGGCTTTAGGTACAGATCACGTCACCCGTGCAACGGCTGATAAATTCATTCCAGAAATCTGGAGCGACGAAATTGTTGCAACATACAAGAAGAACTTGGTGTTGGCAAACTTGGTTAAGAAGATGACCTTCAAGGGTAAGAAAGGTGACACCGTTCACATTCCTTCACCTACACGTGGCAATGCTTCAGTTAAGTCAGCTTCAAATCAGGTTACACTGATTGCAGCTACTGAGACAGAAGTTGTAGTCTCTATTGATCAGCACTATGAGTACAGCCGCTTGATCGAGGACATCGTCGAAGCTCAAGCTTTGTCTTCACTGCGTAACTTCTACACTGAAGATGCAGGTTATGCTTTGGCTCGTCAAGTGGATACATCATTGATCCAAATTGGTCGTGCCGTTCAAGGTGGTGGCGGTACAGCTGCTTACTCCGGTGCTTTCTCAGGCGCTGACGGTACTACAGCTTATGTTGCTGGTGCTAACACTGGCTTGGGTGCTATCACTGATGCAGCGATTCGTCGTAGCATTCAGCGTCTTGATGACAACGATGTTCCTATGGACAATCGTTTCCTCTCTATCCCTCCTTCAACTCGCAACACTTTGATGGGCTTGGCTCGTTACACTGAGCAAGCTTTTGTTGGTGAAGCAGGTAATAACAACACCATCCGTAACGGTGAAATTGGTAACTTGTACGGTGTTCCCGTGTTTGTTACTTCTAATGCTGATACTACTTCCGGTACTACCGCTTGCCGTATTGCATTGTTGGGTCATAAAGACTTTGCAGTGTTTGTCGAGCAAATGGGCGTTCGTTCACAGACTCAGTACAAACAAGAGTACCTCGGTACATTGTTCACTGCTGATACTTTGTATGGCGTGAAAGAACTGCGTGACGGTTCAGCAGTTGCTTTGGCAGTTCCAGCCTAAGTGATAGAGGGTTCCCACTGTAAAGGTGGGAGCCTTTTTCATACGCTATTAATAGATAGCTTATAAGAAAGGTACATATTATGAAATTTAAATGCAAGACAACTAATCTTATTTATAACTTTGAGTTTGAGGTAGATATTGCTTCTATGCTTAAACACCCTGACTATGAGCAAGTTATTGATAAGGAAGAAGTTAAGACATCTAGCAAGAAACAAATTAAGGTAACATCAAATGAAAGCAGTATCGACGGGGAATAATTTAGTAGCTAACACTACTACTACAATCTTTACCGTTCCTAAGGGATACTACGCTAAGTGTATTCTACTGCATACTTGTAATACATCCCCAAGTAAACACATTTCATTTAACTGGTATAAAGCTTCTACAGCTACAAATATTAATATTGTAGCTGAGCAGGTATTATCAGCTAGAACAACATTAGATTTACTAACTAATAGCCAGTGTTTTGTACTTGAAGAAGATGATTATGTTACAGCCTTTTCAGAAGCAGGGGCTACCATGTCAGTTATTACAACATTTGAGTTATACAGAAAAGGCGAGTAACAGTAATGGCTATTTTTAATAGAAATAACATGCTAAGCGACTTCGCCTTTGAAGACATGGGCGGTGATAGCTTATTTGATACTGGCTCATTCAATCTTCAAGATTTATTAAATTATTCATCAATTCCTGAGCCTTCCTTTGTAGCTCCTACGCCAGCTCCTGTGTATACCCCTGCTCCAGTATTTACACCTGAGCCTGTGTATACACCCCCAGCTTTTGTATCACAACCTACAGTCGATTACTTTGCACAGCAGTTTGCTCCTGAAATGTTTACTCAAGCACCTGCACCTGTGTATCAACCAACGTTTACACCTGAGCCTGTAGCAGCTCCTGCTTTACCTCCACAAATGATGGAGTCATTGTTCATGGGACAACCTGTAGGGGCTGTTATGCCTACACCTGAGTTTGTTCCTGAAGCTCCTATGGCTCCTATGGCAGCTCCTGTACAACAACAACAAGAACAACCTAAAGTAGAGAACAAACAAGCTGTTATTGATAGCCTTACCAAGCAGATCCTAGGCTCTAGTGACTCTTCTAAGTGGCAAGGTGGTGTAGGTGCTGAACAAGCCGCTAAAGACATGGCTAAGATCATGGCTGGCATTGGCATCACAGACATTAGCCAATTTGGTAAGGTTACTCAAACTGGCTTGCAAGAGGATGTAAGACCTGATGGTCGTGGTGGCTATGTTAACCTTAAAGGACAGCCTGTAGATCCTGCTGGTGTTACTCCTTTGGAGATGGATGGCAACATTGTCGGCTACTCCTCTCCTACTGGCACACAAGAGACTTATGGTAACAAAGCAACAGGACAGTCTGTTCCTTTGACATACAGTGAGAGACAGACTGGTAATGCCTTTGGTGGTACTTTTGAAGGTAAGGGCAATACAGGCTACAGAGTTGATTTTGATGCTTCTGGTAAGCCAGTGTTCTATACGACTGGTGCATCAAGCTCAGACGCTGCCAGTGCTACTCCATTCATTCAGATGGCTTTGTTAGCTACTGGTGCAGGTGGCTTGTTAGGTAATGCTCTATTAGGGTCAGGTGCTTCACAAGTAGCTGCTAATGCTCTTGGTGGTGCTATCCTTGGTGGTGGTACTGCAGCTATTACAGGTGCTGACATTGTTAAGGGAGCATTGATGGGAGGTGCTGGAGGTGCTTTGTCAGGTTACTTAGCTCCTGAGTTACCTCTGGATGTTGCAGGTACTCCTACAGTAGATCCTGAAGCATTCATGACTCCTGATGTTTCATACTTCGAAGCTCCCCCAACTAACACACTATTCCCACCTATTGAAGCTCCTCCAATAGTTCCTGAG